AAAAATTAACATTTCCGGGAGAACTGGGGAAAGGGAAAGATGAAAGTTGTCAAAAAGAAGATACTGCCTGAATACTTTAAAGCAGTAAGAGCCAGAGAAAAGAACTTTGAGCTACGTGTAGACGAGGATGACATACAGGTTGGAGATTTGGTTATTTTGGAAGAGTGGGACGGAAAGGTTTACACCGGCTCAGCCGTGGTTAAGCGTGTGAAATATGTCTTGAGAAATACACCGGAGTTTGGGCTGATGAAAGGATATTGCATTATTGGCTGGTAGACACTATTAATATTTGAGAAGGAGAGAGCAATATGGAAAAAATAAAGCCGTGTCCATTTTGTGGGTGCAAACGTAAAAATAAAATAATTGAAACCAATTATCGAGGCGAATACAGGACAGAGCATTTTTGCAAATTCACGATTCTCGGACAAAAATTTCATAAAAGCGAAGAGGAAGCTATAAAAGAGTGGAATAGCCGGATTGGAAATTAATATTTTCAGAAGAGAAGAAAGGAAAAAACAATGATTGAGAAAATGAAAGTGATGGAAAAAATAGTCCCAACATGTCTTGCCGTTAAAGTAGATGGCAAATATGAAGTGGAATATAGAGAATTAGGCGAATGCTTTGGGTACGAGTTTAAAGTGTACCCAAAGGATGGCGCACGGGAAGCGGTTGAGCAGATAGTATCAACCATGGAAAGCCAGTCATATGATTATGGTCAATGCTGGAGACACTGGTTTCTGGAAGAGGTGCAGAGAGATGATGACACTAATATGTTCCGGTATTTCGTGGCAAAGTTCGGATTCGGGATTCCTATTAATCCACAAAACTGACATTTTATGGAGGTGTAAGATGGCAAAAGGGTTGACTCGTGGCTGTTTTATCGCGAAGATTTCCGGGAGGAGCCGGAGCATGAAAGAAAAGATAAACGATTATGAGATGTCCATCAGGAAAACCACAAAGAAATCCGCGAAATGCTCTATATGTGGATATCGACGACCAGAGATGTATCTTATTCATCGGCACGGTGACAGCTACTACATGTGCCGTGAGTGTGTAAGCTATTTCTTGGCGATAGCGGCGTTGATGGAGTAATTTAAAATTTTGAAAACCAAGGAAGGAGGCCGGAGCGGTGGCCACCGTTGACGGGATATCCCGGCTCCTTTTGAAAAATGGATTTAGAGCATAAAGCAATTGAAAGAATCAAGATGGCATCAGAAATGTCCCTGCACCATTATGGGAAGCCCCTGGTATGTACATACAGCGGGGGGAAGGACAGCGATGTGATGTTGGAACTGTTTAAGCGGTCAGGAGTTCCATTTGAGGTAATCAACAGTCATACAACTGTAGATGCGCCGCCAACAGTATACCACATTCGAGAGCAGTTCAAGCGGTTGGAGGAGCAGGGAATCAAAACAACTATACATATGCCAGAACTCACGATGTGGCAACTAATTCCCAAGAAAAAGATGCCGCCATGTCGTATGCAACGTTATTGTTGTGAATACCTGAAAGAGAACACCGTAAAAAATCGTTTCGTTGCGACTGGAGTTCGCTGGGCGGAAAGCAACAATCGGAAAAATAGGCAGGAAATAGAGCCGAGAGGAAAAAAAGACGCTGAAAAGGTAATGATGTTGAGCGACAACGACAAAAAGAGGGTTTTGACAGAAAGATGTGTTCTGAAATCGGATATGATTGCGAATCCAATACTAGATTGGCCAGACCGAGATATATGGGATTATTACTGGAATGAGTGTGAACTACACAATCCATTGTATAGTATGGGGTATTATCGCGTGGGATGCGTGGGTTGTCCGATGGCAAGCAAAGGAAGGTGGAAGGAGTTTGCCGATTTCCCTACATACCAGAGAGCTTATATTAGAGCTTTTGGCGTAATGCTAGAAGCCATTCATGCAGCAGGATTGCAAACCAAGTGGAAAACTGGTTATGATGTTTTCCTCTGGTGGATGGAAGATGATAACGTAGAAGGACAGATGGACCTTTTTGCTGACGGGTTTGTTCAGCAATATTAATATTTGGAGGATGGAACATGATTGAAAGGAAAAGGGAAATCTCTATCGTAAAAGACCGTGAGTTTTTGTCAGCGGAAAATGACGCATACAATGCCCTCGTTGCTAAAGGGTATACTCCGCAAGGTGCCGATACGGGATTTAAGACAGTCTGCGTGATGCTGTTTGAGCATCCAGAATATGCAGAGAATCCAGCCAAACGAGGCAAATGTAAAGTATATCATTTTAAAAATTGGCAAGAAGCCTTAGCGCAACTAAACTGAGATTTTGAAAAGGAAGGATGGGAAATGTTTCGTGCGAGATTGTACGCTTTATGCGCACACATATATTACATGCTGGGAATGTACCACGCCAGGAGATATCATAGGAACCACAGAAAGTTTTGTTACTGGTATAAGAAATTTGAGGAGATGGATGCAGATTGAAACGAAGTGAGAAGAGCCGCAAGGCCAGCAGCATAGATGCCGAGAAGCGCAAACAGGCGGAGTTCGATTTGGCAATCAAGGAGCGCATCCGGACGGCGCCGCCGTACATGTATACCAGCCTGTGCCCGGTTCCGGAGCTGCGGGAGCCGCCGAAGGGAGTGATGATACATGGCATCAAGACCAGTTTATTATGACCTGTACGATTGTGGCCGGTATGACGGTCGGTACAGAGCAGCGGAGCTGATGGTAATGCTGGGCATCCGGCACCGGCAACAGATAGAGCATTACAGTGATGTGGGTATCCTGTACCAGAAGCGATATACCTTTGTGAGGGTGGATGACGAGAACGCGTCAGAACAGGCCGATGAGTGGGACAGGGTGACGCAAGCGTTGAAGGGATGCGGGTACGATTTGAGTAAGATACCAATTGTGGCAAAACGAGTATAGATAAAACAAGCCTGAAATGCCCCTGTAACGCATCAGAATGAACGAGAATAGATTTTAAGGCAAGGAGGCGTGTGTTATTATTGGGAAAGCAGAAAAAACCGGCAGAAGAGCTTGAGAGGTTTCTGAACTACATCGATGCATGCAGGCAGGAATACAAGTATGCCTATGACATGGTATGGGAGGAAGATAAGCGCCTGCAGGACATGCTGCATGAGATGGAGTTTGCCAAAGATAAGGCCGAACGAAATCGCGTAGCTACGAAATTACAGCGCAGCAGAAGAAACCGTAGGGAGAATAAAGATATAGTCCTGATGAATGAAAAGGTTGTGGAGTTCTTTAATGAGCCAAAGAACCGTGATACCTTAAACCGGATGCGCCAGCTGTTGGGACAGCAGCGCAAGGAGGAAGAGTACCTGATGGGTGAGCGCACATACATACCGAGAACAGGGAGGTGATGCCGATGGATAAGGAAATTTTGAGCCAATACATAGACGCCTGCGAGCTGATAAAGGAAACTGAGGAGGATATACGGAGGGTCAAGCGGCAGCGTAAGACTATTTTGCAGGACCGGGTGCACGGGTCCATGAAGGAGTTTCCTTATACGGCCCAGAGCTTTAAGATTCAGGGGATGGCCTATTCGGTTGTGAGCGAGCCAGGAGCGATGGAGGCCTATGAGCATCTGTTAGAGGAGCGAAAAGCGGATGCGGAAAGAATCAAGGTGCAGGTGGAGACTTGGATGAATGCAATACCTCAGAGGATGCAGCGGATTATTAGATATGCGATATTTCAGAAGATGTCCTGGAGTGAAGTTGCGATTAAATTGGGAAGAAAGGCCACAGCGGACAGCGTGAGAATGGAATTTCAGCGATTTATGGAAGAAAAGTAATGTTTGTTCGTTTTGTTCGCAATGTTCGTTTTCAAAATGTTATAGTATAGGCTGGAAGTGGTGTAAAGGCCATTTCCTCCTCCCACATTGATTGACGGCTGTCAGGTGTAACACCCTGGCAGCTGACTAGAAGCTGACGTTCTCCTGCCTCTTCATAGCTTCGCAAATCGGATAGAGAGCAGCTCCCAGTTGATACCATACTGGTGCAAGGTATCCGTAAGCCAACCGCGGCGTGAGTTGGAGCATACCGGTGACGAGCCGGTATTGTTGCGGGGTAGAGCAGTCTGGCAGCTCGCCGGGCCCATAACCCGGAGGTCGCAGGTTCAAATCCTGCCCCCGCTATTCGGACAGATATATTTGACATTGTATTTTCTCCCTTAGGGCCTCCGCCGAGATGTGGAGGCTTTTTCCATGCAAAAACAGCCAGATAGGAAGGTGAGGTGTTTGGGATATGAAGACATAAAAGACAAAGGGTTTGATAAACGAACCACAGGCGAACTACTGGAAATTGCATCGAAAGGCGGCAAGGCATCCGGGGAGGCTAGGAGGCGTAAAGCGAATCTTCGACAGACAATGAATGCCATCCTTACATCTGAGGTGGATATACCAGAATGGACCCAAATTTTGGAGGCATTAGGATTGGACAGTACACTGGAAACAGTCATCAGTGCAGCCATGGTCAGGGAGGCCATGAACGGGAATGTCAAAGCATATACGGCTATTAAGGATGTCCTCGGCCAGACCTCAAAATCAGAAACGGACCTGGAGGAGCAGAAGGTGCGTATGGCAGCCACTAAGGCTAAGATGGGTGTTGATGACGATGAAGATCAGGAAGATGATGGGTTCCTGGACGCATTGAAAAGTACTGTTGAGGATGACTGGGCTGACGATGATATGGAGGAGGGCTGGTCCGATGAAGATGAAGAAACGGCCAATATTTAAGTTCAAGCCGTTCTCAAAGAAACAGAGGATGGTCCTCAATTGGTGGATGGACAACAGCCCTGTCAAGGATTATGACGGTATCATAGCGGACGGAGCCATCCGTTCCGGAAAAACAGTTGCCATGTCCTTGGCATTCGTATTCTGGGCTATGGAATCGTTTGACGGCCAGAACTTCATCATGGCCGGTAAGACAATTAGTTCCTTCCAGCGTAATGTACTAACCAACCTCAAGACCATGTTGCGGAGCAGGGGATACAGATGCATACACCATCTTTCTGGAGAGACCCCCAATATGCTGGAGGTTACCCGGAAGGGGGTTACCAATTACTTTTATATCTTTGGAGGTAAGGACGAGGGCTCCCAGGAGCTGGTGCAGGGCATTACGGCAGCCGGTGCCTTTTTCGATGAGGTGGCGTTGATGCCGGAATCCTTCGTCAATCAGGCTACAGGCCGATGCTCTGTGAAGGGAAGTAAGTTCTGGTTCAATTGCAATCCGGCGGGGCCGATGCATTGGTTTAAGGTTGGATGGATTGACCGGGCAATTGGATTCATTGGGCAGAGAAGGGCCGGGGAATTGCAGGAGAAGGGACAGGAAGTTAAACGGTTGCTATACCTGCATTTCACAATGGATGATAACTTATCCCTGGATGAGGAGATTAAGGAGAGATACCGGAGCATGTACACTGGTGTCTTTTTTTTACGTTATATCCGAGGGTTATGGGCTGTAGCTGAGGGCCTGATATATACCATGTTTACAAAGTCCAACATCTATAATGATGAGACCCGACCAAAAGGACTGGAATATTTGAGCGTCCGGACAGTAACCTTGGACTACGGTACTACTAACCCGTGTGTGTACCTGGACATTTACGATGATGGAGATATCATTTGGGTGGACCGAGAATACCGGTGGGACAGTCGCGTGGAGAAGGTCCAGAAAACGGACAGCCAATATGGTGATGATATGGTGGAGTTCATGGGGAGCAATCCTGACCTGATGGCTGACATCATAGCTGACCCATCGGCAGTCAGCTTCATCACAGAACTGCGCGGTCGGGGCTATGTCGTGAAACCGGCTAAGAATGATGTGGAGGACGGCATCAGGGCTGTGTCATCTATGCTGTATCGTGGGAAGATACGAATACATGAGAGGTGCACAGGTCTGATTACAGAGATGCGGTCATATGTCTGGGATGACAAGGCCAGGGAGCGCGGAGAAGAGAAACCTGTAAAGCAGATGGACCACGGACCGGATGCATTGCGATATTATATTTTCACGAAGTTACCGGAATGGAGGATAGGGATATGAAAACCTTCGACTTGATGTTAAGGACTGCTGCTTTCATTGTTTATCTGTACAATGTAATCCTAGCGTTCAAATGTCACCACAAGGGAGAGAAAATAGATGCAGTATACTATCTTGTTTGGGCAATGATTATGTATGTGTGTGCAAGTCAATATTGATGGAGGGATATATGTCAAAACGTAGGAACACCCGTCATGTGCGGGCAGACACAAAGCAGGCGCCCGCCACAACGATGGATGCCTTTTCTAATCCAATAGCGCGGCTGGGATACGGCACACAGGACCTACTGCAGGCCACGCAATACCCACTTACCCGTATGACCCAGAATTACCAGCTGCTGACCAGCCTGTATAGGGAGAACTGGATTGTCCAGAACATCATTGAGACGATACCGGGAGACATGGTCCGTAAGTGGTATACCATCCAAAGCAATGTCGCCCCTGAATACATAGATGACATGCAGCGGCTGGAACGCAAGGTGCACCTGCGCAAATCCCTCCTTGAAGGGATGTACTGGGGCAGACTGTATGGAGGCGCGGCTGGTATCATTATGATACGAGGTCAGGATGACCTTTCCTTGCCATTGGACTATGGCCTGGTACTTCCAGGATGCTTTCTGGGGCTCATGATACTGGACAGATGGAGCGGCATCTATCCGGAATTGGGACAGGTGACGGACCCATCGGACCAGGACTTCGGTCTCCCGGAATACTATACCATCCGGGATGAAGAGAGCGGCACGCTCATATCCAGGGTACACCATAGCAGGGTACTGCGTTTTGCTGGCCGGGAATTGCCTTACAACGAGAAAATCGCAGAGAATTACTGGGGAGAGTCAGAGCTTGAAGCCATTTACAATGAACTGGTAAAGCGGGACAATGTATCCGCTAACATAGCATCTCTGACCTTCCGGGCCAATGTTAACTACATGGAAACAGACAGCCTGGACCAGATGCTTGCAACCAGCAATGCGGAGGCACAGCGCCGGTTCTGGCACACCCTCCAGGCTCAGAGCGTGATTGAAAGCAACTTCGGTACGCGCCTGGTTAACAAGGGTGATGTCATGCATAACACCCAGTATACATTCACGGGACTTCCGGAGGTATACGACAGGGTGATGATGGATGTGGCCGGGGCGGCAAAGACTCCCGTCACGAAATTGTTTGGACGGTCACCAGCTGGCATGAATGCCACGGGTGAGAGCGATATGAACAACTATTATGATTATATAGATGGTCTGCGTGAGAACCAGTTACGTCCAATTCTAGAGCGTCTGCTTCCAATCATGGCCCTGTCAGCCTGGGGGATTGTTCCAGATGACTTGGGCATTGACTTCCCACCACTTCAGACCCCGGATTCAAACGAGGTTGCGGATATTGTAGAGAAAAAGACGCAGGCGATATTGGCATCCTATCAAAGCGACCTGATTGACGCTGCTACGGCCCTGAAGGAACTTAAGGCGCTGGCTAATGAGACCAGTATGTATAATACCATATCGGATGAGGCCATCGAGCAGGCGAAGGGCAGGACATACTCAGATTACAAGGTCATGCAGGACCCTATGGCAGGACTGACGCTTCCAAGTACGTTTGGGGAAGAGGTGGTTGAATAATGCCAAATCTTATAAGGCCTCCGGATAAACAGGATGCGACAAGGTTTCTGCGTATGCTGTTCTTACGTACTGAGCGGCGTCTGATAGCTGAAATCAATCGGAAACGTATGCAGGGGTATGTGGACTATGCGGAAGTAGCGGCTCTGAAGCGCACCCAGCAAATCCTTCAGGAGATGGTGGACGAGAGCTGGAACTATGTGCCGACAATGATAGAGTCCATCTTCTACCGGTCCGAGGCCGCGGCTAATGGGTATGCCAATGCGGCAGGGCTCACAGCCACGCAGATGGGGATTGTAGAGCAGCTGTCCAATAATCTGATTGGAGAGATAGTGGAAGCATCCACCATGGCGCAGAAGACAATGGAGGAAGTATTCCTGGTCGGAAAACGGCAGGAGGGAACATTACGGAATGCAGCCTTACAGGCAGTGGCAGAACAACAGGCAGCAGGTCATGGGACCAGTAAAGCAGCGTCCAGCATGGTCCAGGAGTTGGAGCGCAATGGGATAACATCCTTCGTGGATAAGTCAGGACGAAAATGGTCTTTGCAGGACTATTGTAACATGGCAACCCGGGCAACTGCCAGGCAAGCTGAGGTGTCAGCCATCCTGACAGCGGACCCAGAGCATGACCTGTATAAGATTGTGAAGATTGGCAGCACCTGTCCGGTA